TTTTATACTTATTTAGAATTTATGAAAAAAATAGGTATGACCGTAAATTTAACCAAAACAATTGTTTCAGAGAAAAAAGAATCACATAATATAGAATTTGCTTCTAACTTTGTGATTGATAATAAATTTATATATCCACTCAATTTTGGTACACTATATGCATGAAAAGACAACAAAACGTCTTTTGAGTCCTTCATATATACAAGAATTGATGACATGGATATCGATTTTATTATTCATATGCTTAAAGAATTAAACATATCTAGCCTATACCAACTTTCCGTAATATTTCTGTTTTTAAGTAAAAGAGATTTATTAAGTGGTGAATTTATTAAAAACGTACTATTCGTACTAAATATACAACCACCAAAATGATTTTTAACAATTGATTACAAGCGTATTCAAGAAATTATCAAGCCGGAAATGAAATCCAATTTCAAATTACCAACACGACAACCCACTTATATGCTTGAAACCCTACAATCTCAATTAGTTGTACGTAATCTCGACGATGCCGTAAAAGTAAAAGATTTAGCCGAGTATATGACATATCTAAACAATGCTATTTTAAACATATCAAGTACCGAAATGTTAAAAGAAGTAAATATGGTTAAAGATATCTACTCGCGACTTATCAACGTCGAAATTATAAAATATGATGTAGATGAACACGGTAATCCTCTAGTAACTAGAAGAGAACGTCAACTTCTATATGATATTATTAATAAATGCACTAAGAAAGATAAAGCATTAATAAGAAAAAAGGCCGACTCTTGTACATAGTACATGACCAGGTCGCTTATTAATAATCACTTTTGCGTTACCGGGCATTCATCCAACTACAACACATTTTATTTTTAAAATTTCATAATTAGCTCACTCTGCTTTTGTACTGACTTGTGACAGTATAATTAAGTATGGGACGATCTTAATTATGTAGCATTAGCTAAAAACTACTATGGTGATTCAGTTCACTATAACGGTCACAAGTCCGTGTAAAAGTTGAGTGAGCTAATTATTACATAGTAATTTCTTGGTTGATAAATACAGAGATTTTAATGGTAGAGACACCCTTGTCGAAACTGTTACATTCCCTTAACCAGTCAAGCGTTATGTCTAGAGTACTATAAACCTAGCGGCGAATAGATACGAATGTAATGACGTAATAGTGAACGAGGGGAGACCTGCGTAGGTTTATTACCTTTATTAGTACATTAAGACTCGTCTATTCATTAAAATCTAAGCATTTTGGTGATCTCGCATTCTTTTTGCTGCAAGGCGTTATCTCCTTCAAAATTCATTTAATATGTCAGAAACGTTTATTAATAGTATTGGTGGACTGTATTAAGACATATTGTCTTACTGATTCATCAATATTTACGTCTATTTATTACTATAAAATTTTAAACATTATGAAATAAAATAAAATTATCCCTAAGCGTATTCTTATGTTTCTAAATCACATACTAGCAGGACAGGGCGCGACTGTCCACGAATAGAATTCGCTGCAGACTCACGCGTCTATAACGCGTAATATAAAATAAAGAAATGAAAAAAATATTAAATAAAAATAACACTAAATTAAACATGTTCGAACTATATACACTTACCATTAATTCCTACAAAGAGTCGGTGCTAAATAAAAACATTCATAATGATGAATTTCTTATTGAATTAGATTTAGTACTGAATGATTTGGCGGAAATTGTTAAATATATGCTAGTTACTAAAAACTTACAAGCTAAACCAAAAGTAAAAAAAGAGAAAAAAAGAATTAATAAAGATTCTATTGATCTTAGATTATATATGGGAGAGCAAGTAAGTGTTAAGGATAAAAAAATATCAAACAATATTAATCTATTGGATATTATCACTTTGTTTAAAAATTTAGAAGGTTATATGCTGAGAGGAACATACTTACTAGATTCATTCGAATCTTTAAAATTAGGTGAGTTCGATACATTGAAATCTAGATTATACAATAACCTACCAAAACTATTAGTAAGTATTTATAAACTAGAGGACAATTATCGAAAACACATGATTACGTTAGTATTCTCCGCTATCAGAATATACCGAAGTTTTAAAACCAAAGCCTTACCTAAGACTGAAACTATAACTAACAAGTATACTGGTGAGAGTATAGCCTCAATTTTAGAGAATGAGTTCTCCGACTTTGAGATTTCAGAGTGATTAGATAAATTCGAAAACAAAAGTATCTTTAATGAAAAACTTAAAATACTTATGTATTCAGGTAACTCTAGTTCACCCAACTCATCATCTTCTTCATCAAAATTAATTAACGATCTGAATGCTGTAAGCAAAGACGAAAAACTTCGTACTAGCATATTCAATCTGGTTAAAAATTTCGATAACTACCGAGATTTTGAAACTTTGGTGACGTATTTGGAAGATAATATTGATTATTTTGAAAGAGATGAAAATGATTTGGATGACATACACTCACGTCTGTTCACATTTACTGCTGCTGGGGGAAAAAGCAGAGTAATTGCAAACGTAGACTGAGTCACTCAAACAGCACTTTCCGCATTGCACTTCTACCTATTTAAGCTATTATCTACAATTAAGTCAGACTTCACTTTTGCTCACAAAAAAGGATTACCTTATATAAAAAGCAAAAATGCAGACCACTACTATTCAATAGACCTTAGTGCAGCTACTGATCGTATGCCAAGAGAGCTTCAAAAACATATTTTAAGACATATATGTAATAAGCTAAATCTTAACGGTAACGATATAGCTGATAACTGAATTAATATTATAGATAGGACTTACTCAACGAGAAATTCCGGAATAAAAGGAATGGATACGATAAGATATGAGGTAGGCCAGGGAATGGGGTTATTCACTTCATGACCGATCATGGCATTAACGCATCATTTTATAGTAAATCAAATCTGTAATATAAATTTAGATAGCTATTGTTTGGTAGGTGATGATTTGGTTATAACTTCAAAAGAAGGCTTTTATACTTATTTAGAATTTATGAAAAAAATAGGTATGACCGTAAATTTAACCAAAACAATTGTTTCAGAGAAAAAAGAATCACATAATATAGAATTTGCTTCTAACTTTGTGATTGATAATAAATTTATATATCCACTC